ACACCATTTGAGCATCCCAATCTGGGTTTGGCTCACCATCCCATAAAACATCAACGTGATAAGTATCTGTTAAAACGGCTTCGGTTATTACATTGCCTTCTGCGTCTATCTCTGCTGGGGTAACTACAAGATTCCCTAATCTTACGATGGCGTTGTTGTGTGTTTGATTACCTTCCTCATCAATACCTAATGCATTGATTTTTGCGGTTGCGGCACTTTTAGAGCCAAACTGATACTTGCGAAAATATTTCATCTTATATTATTTTATATTGTTGTTAAATCTGCGAGTTCTTCGTCTGTTAGTCTTGTTTTAAAGAATAAAATTTCATTTATACCACTACAAGAAGGTATATTTGCATACCCATACGAGTTTAATGCAATTGCCGTAGTTGCTGGGATAGTTGCAGTATTATCTGTATAAATAGAACTTCCATTTAAATAAAGTTTTACATCATTATTCGCATAAGCAACGGCAATTTTATTTATACCAGAATTTGCGGTAAAAGTGTAAAGTGCTTGAGTTATACCACTTGATATTATGTACATCTGCATTGATGCCCCTAATGAAATAATACCAATACGATTAGCACCGCTTCCATCGTGTAAACTTAAAATCGCTGGATAACTTCCATCTGGTTGCTGAATATATTCTGGAATTTCTAAAAATAAAGTTCCTTCGGTCTGCCCAATCAAATCAGTTGCTGATGTTATAACACCAGTATCAAATACTCGAGTCACACTCGCCCCATAGGTAGGGATGTAACTTGTTGCGTAACTTCCTGCTTCGTATTGCGCTCCATAAATCCAACCATCGCCTCCTATAAATCTGATTTCTTGATAGTTGTAATTTTTAGCAACATTGGTTTTGAAGTTCATTATTACTCTAATCCATCCGTTGCCGTAATCCTCTCTCTCCGCAGTTACACTATTGTTTTCACTTTGACCTGTAACTGCTACGGCATCAGTAGCAAATGTATATATAATTGTACCCCCTCTGAATGGAGAAGTTTGGTCTACATAATTTATAGTAACTGAAGTAGCAGTATTGGTTTTAGCAAAAACACTAAATACATAATCAGTATTTGCCGCAGTAGGGTCTTGTTTAAATACTCCATTAGTAGAAATTTTTACTGCATTACTAATCCCTTCAGGACTGATAGCATCATTATGTGTAAGAACCGCTCCTCCAAAAGCAGACCACGCTCCAAAGTATTCACTATGGTATAAGATGTTAGTCCGTTGCGGCTCTAAAAGCAAAGAAGGACAAGAAGCATCTGTGTAGTCAAGTCTTGGGATATTGTCTGTAATACCTCCATAAACTGCCGTTGTGGTTGTTTCTAAATAGTCTCTTGCTACTAAACCGCTTTCCAGTTGGGCGTCTTGAATGTAGACGTTTCCGCTTGTGCCGCTCAAAACATTGTCTGCATCTGCTGGGTATATGTTAACCCCATTAAAACCAGTATTGTTTCCCGCAATACTTATTCTAAACCATCCACCACCAACACTTTCAATCACCGAATCGATAATATCAACTTCAGTACCTACCGCCCCACTACCAGAAAGGTTAAAATAAGCGTAAGGACTTGGTGAGCCGCTTATTTGTATGGCTATCCAATTTAAACTGCCGGCTTTTGCATATATGCTAAATGTGTTTAAGTTACCACTTGAAAAATTTTGATTTATATAAGCATTTGCCGCACTTTTAGATAAAAGCCAAGCATCTGAACTTCCATCATATCCACTTTGCCCACTTGTTACACTTGTATTAAATCTTACCCAAGTCGTATCAAATTGATTACTCTGCAATAATAAATTCTGCGTTTCCTTTTCAATTAACCCATCAGAATTAACCCTTGTCGCTGAACTTGCTCTTGTAAATGTGAAATCCCCATCTCCATTAGTAGGTTTTTGGCTGAAGCAAACCCCTTCTTTTGTTCCACTTGGAATTAAAACTAAACTTGCCTTGTCGTATAGTGCCATTATTTTATATTTTTATTAGAGCGTTGTGAGTGCTATTGCTTCTGAATCAGTTAATGCTGTTGGGAAGATTAAAACTTGATTCCAATTTACCATTTGCAAACTACCATCAGTCATATCAAAGTCCGTTAAGTTATCCCATCGGTTTTTATCAGCATCTCTTGTGCCTACAAGAACACCATCCTCATATGCCCGAACCTTAACTCCATCATAAGTAATGGCTTTTTTAGTATTAGAACCAACTCCCGATGCTCCGTGACCAAAAGGATACCAAAAACCTCCATCTACCCATATAATCATAGTGTTACCATAAGCCGCTAATGCTGGACCATTAGAACTAGTTTGGCTAACCCAAGTAGAATTTGCGGTAACATTAAAATCACTTATTTCATAAAACAAGGTGTAATTTGTCGTAACACCAAGAGATGATACATCAATAGTGTTTGAATTATCTCCACTTCTCGTTACGGCACTCCCATAAGTAGGTATGTACGATGAGGGGTAACTGCCAGACTCGAGTTGGAATCCGTAAATATAAACTCCGCTTGTGCCATCTCCTACATAATTATTAGCGGTAGGTTGCGAAGGTGTCGCAGTATTTTCAATATAAAATCTTGGTATAATGGCACCGCTCCAAGAAGCGTAACTTGATGAAAGAGTCAATCTATACCACCCGTTTCCATAATCTTCGGGAACAAATGTTGATGTAACACCGCCATAATCAAAACTATTGGTTAATACACCATCTTCTAAATCAAAAGTATATTGAGATAAATATCTTGTGAAATCAGAAAAAACTAAAGAAACATATCTGCGTTCTGCTTTTTTTACAAAAACCGAAAATGAATAATCGTTTCCACTTAAAGAATGCGACTGATTTATTTGATGAACAGAGTTTGCAGTTGTTTCAACCAATTTCGCAGCATTTGCAATACCCTCTGGAGATGTTACTGCATTATCCGTTACATTTATTGCCGTTTTTGTCCAATCTACACTATTAAAATACTCACTTTGAGTAAACAAGTTTGTTCTCTGCGGCTCAAGCAACAAACTTGGACAACTCGCCCCACCACTATAATCCAATCTTGGTAAATCCTCTGTGATACCACTTACCGCAGTTGTTGTTGTGGATTCAATATAATCTGTGGCAACTAAACCAACCTCTAATTGTGCGTCTTGGATATAGATTGAGCCAGCACTACTCCCTCCAGAATTACTTGGGTATAATCTACAATCAGAAATTGATGAATTTTGCGTTATTGAACACCTATACCAACCACTCCCAACACTTTCTATATTTGCTGAAATTAAGCCACTATTAGTAGCAACTACTCCAGTAGTTAAATTAAAAAAAGAATTTCCCCCACCTAACGTTAAAAGTAAAACAAAATCCGTTGTTCCCGCTTTTGCATAAAAACTAAAAGAATGAACTCCACCTTTACTTATGACTTGCCGCACATAAGAACCACTTGCGGAAGCATCTAATTCCCAAGCATCAGAACTACCATCGTAGCCAGTCTGCCCGCTTGTTAATGTTGCTGTGTTTAGTGTCCAAGTCGTATCAAACTGATTAGACTGCAACAAAAGATTCTCTCTCCCCTTCTCAATTAAACCATTAACATCAACCCTTGTAGCCGCTAAATTAGAACCTCTTGAAAACGTAAAATCTCCGCTCCCATCCGTTGGTCTAATGCTATATAATTTCCCATCCTTAACCGCAGATGGAATCATCGCTAAACTTGCGTCATTGTACAAACTCATAATAAATCGTTTAATTCGTTAATGGTACAAACTCTTGCCTCTGTATCTCCACTTGCCGCCTCACACCTTGCATCGTAAGCATCAAATAATTGTCTGCCTAAATCTGCTTCAGGAAACACCCTTAAATCAGTTACTGCACACTCAAAACCTTCTGTATATCCTCCATCTTCATAAGCCCTATCCTTTAACGCTGCAACCGCTTGAATGTACCAGTAAATATCACCCCAATAAATAGAATTTAACAGACCACTATCAGTCCCCCACCAAGTAGAACCATAGATAGCACCATATCCTTTTTCGTCAATCATTTTTATTTTCTTTAAATGTGATTATTACCTCTACACCCCAAGTGTTGTTAGCACAAGTGTTACTAGAGTATTCAGTCATTCTTATTTACCATTAAGTACCACTTATGCGCAGTATAGCCAATCGCTACAATAGTTAAAATAATCTTTAACCCTAATTCTATGTTAGTGAAGTTAATTGCTAATACAGATGCGTTAAGTGCGTATATTTTTAAATCAGTTAGATTCATTTTTTCTTCTTCTTTAAGTATTCAGCCAACTTTTTTAAGTTGATTGGTTTAACTTTATATTTTACAACACCCATCCTACAAAGTTTGCGTCTTTATCCGGATTCATATCTTCGTTAGAATTTGTGTTATACTCCGGGAATAAATTATTGTTGTACATCATATAATCTATAAACCTTCTAGTATAGAAGTCAGCAAAGTTTCTGTGCTTTTGTGTAAGAAAGTCTACTTCTTCTTTTGTAGGATTATCTGCGTTTTCACTTCTATGTCTAAATAACCCTCCGTTTCGTAATTCGTAACTTGCAAACGGTAAATAGTCTACCATAGCAAAATGAATAAGCATAGGCTGAATGTAATCGTTTACCAGGGTTAAATAATCACCTGACAAAGTTCCTGCTATAATATCATCACTAATCTTATTGTAAAGGTCAGTACCTAAATAGTTTTGAATGTGCATCTGTTGGGCAATTTTGATAAACTGAATAAACTTATCAGTATCTACATTCCCATCTAAAATGCTATTTCTTACTAAATCTTCTCTTTTTATAAATAACGCAGTAGCCATATCTTATTTGTTTACAAATCCTTCACCTGGCATATCAGTAGGCATCATAGAAACTTCTCTAGGATTTCTAACTCTATAACCTTCACTCTCGCCTTGTGCCGTAGTTATTTGTTCCGAAGCACCAATACTACCAATTCCTTCACCAACGTATCTATAAGTTTCTCTACGCCATCTATGGTGACAATTACCACCGCCTTTATATAACCAAATAGAATAAGTATCTGCACCACCTACACCCCATCCCGGATTCACAGCTTTGTTTTCCATTGATATAATATCTTCTTTACGATACAATTTATTTGCTCTAGTCATTACCGTGCAGAATCTTCTTTCTTTCCCGGATTCAGATGGTTTTCCTCTATCGTATCTATAACGAACCTTGTATTTTACGCCTTCTATTTCTTTGTCTTGTTCACTTTTTCTGTTTGGTCTTGCACTACCACTACTTACAAAGTTCCATAACTTAGATAAAAGCGATGTTTTACCTTCATTTAGTTTTTGTATTTCAGCATCTAAAGCTTCTTCTGTTTCGTAGTCTACATATCGAGAATCCGTAAGTTCCCAATCACCTAAATCTTCTTCCGTTTCCCCTAAATCTAAAAATGCTTGTAAGTCTTCAGGTATATCTTCATCACTACTTAACTTTTGACCTGTTTCTTCTTCTACTTGTTCTTTTGTTAAAGCATTTTCCAAGTCTACAAATTCAAGTGGTTGTAAGGTCTTAAAATATAGATTTAATGAAGCATTATTAAAAGCTAGTACTTTATCGAAAGCAGATAGTAAAAGTTCCTGAAATGGTCTAATAACTGTGTTATCGAATAAGATAGAAGCAGTCTTTAACTCATCAGCGTTATTTCCAAGTCCTGTGTTATCTTTAATGCCTAATAACATTGGTGAAATAATCCGATGCGCTACCATTATCTTGCGCATTGATTCGTCAGATAAAAACTGATACTGATTATGTGCATCCGATAGCTGAACAGTTTCTATACTAGCTTGAGAATCTACGTTATCGTTAAATGAAAGTATAAACTTACCTGCGTTACTTGTTCCGCTAAACTTCTGCTTAATCTTTCTTTCTATCATTTCTTGTGTTTCTTCATCAGGAACACCATTCGAGAAATTAATAAGCATAGAAGGGGCAAGACCATTTTTGATATTGCTTAAATGATAGTTAGATATTTCTTCTTCTAACTCAGCATACTGAAGTCCACCCTGGTAATCCACAGGGGAATAATAATAATACCCTGCACGATAAGGTTTAACGCAAAGAATTTCTATTTCATCTTTAGAAGTACCAAAAGCACTAAAACGAATAGGTTTTTCAGAAGGTTTCTTACTTGACCAATCCGAAGAATAGTAATAAGAATCTATTTCGCCTTCTTCGTTTGCTTTCCCGGTTCTTAAAGTTTCTATTGGAAAGTGTGCAACTTCTATAATTCTTTTATGTGGCTTGTCGTAAACTACTTGCATAGCACATTGCCCCATTAATTTTAAGTCGTAAGATAGTTTTCTAACGCAGTCATCAGTAAACAAAGACTTCATCATTGCGTATTCTTCCAACTTCTGCGATGAATCCGTAGCATCTAACCCTCTACCAAATATCATTTGACTGATTCCGTTAATAGCAGCGTTATTTGTAGGTGAAGAATTGTAAAGGTCTATAAGATGCTGATAATAGTTATTATCTGCGCCATAATTAACCCACTCATCCTTCTTATTCTCTGTGATTTTTGGGGCAGTATAAGATGCTAATTCAACTATTTTTATACTCATAATATGATGTAATCGTTATCGTATGTGTTTTCGGTAGTATATTGATTTTTATTTACTGTGTAGTCCGCTATTACCTGGTCAGTACAGAAAATCTTATCCTTGTAAATCACATTACTACCAAACTTACAAGTCATATCGTAAAATCTATTCTCTACTAACGACAAAGTTAAGTCAAAAGTCATATAATCACCACTCGTAGAAGTAGCAACCGAATAAGTCGTTGATTCATTTGTACTACTGTGCCTTAAAATAACATCTATATTAGATTGATATTCTCTAGGTATAATTTTAAGCGTTTGCGCTGAAGTACTTGTCG